GAGCGTCCGGCCCTCGCCGGAGGTGCAGCTTACCGTGAGTGGCTGTCCCAGAGTGACGCAGTGCCGCCTGGAAAGGTCAGCGCCGCGCAGTAACGGCGATCTGAATGCGGTGCTGGATGAAACGGAGGCCGCCTGGGCGGCGTGTGCTGACAAAGTGGACACGATAATTGCGTGCCAGGAGCGAGACAGTGAACAAGCCGCAGTCTTTACGCAGCGCCCTGAATAAGGCGGTGCCGTATGTCCGCAGTAACCCGGACAAACTGCACCTGTTTGTTGATAACGGCTCACTGGTGGCAACCGGGACCAGCTCCATGTCATGGGAGTACCGCTACACCCTGAACGTTGTGATTGAGGATTTCAGCGGGGACCAGAACCTGCTGATGGCGCCCGTTCTGCTCTGGCTTACGGACAATCAGCCAGATGCCATCAATAACCCAGAACTGCGCGAAAAGCTGTTCACCTTTGACGTGGACATTCTGCGCAATGATGTGTGCGATATCAGCCTGAACCTGCAGCTGACGGAGCGCGTGCTGGTCAGCACTAACGGGGGCGTATCGAGCGTTGAAGCGGTGCCGGAACCGGACGTACCGGAAGAAATGTGGACGGTGAAGCATGGGTGATCTGCAGAGGGTGGATGACTGGCTGGCGGCGTTGCTGGCGAATCTGGAGCCTGCCGCACGCAGCCGCATGATGCGTCAGCTGGCGCAGGAATTGCGCCGCAGTCAGCAGCAGAATATCAGGCTGCAGCGAAACCCGGACGGGGGCGGATACGAGCCGCGCCGGGTAACGGCCCGCAGCAAAAAGGGCCGCATCAAGCGCCAGATGTTTGCAAAACTTCGCACTACCAAATACCTGAAAACCGCTGCCAGTGCAGATTCTGCCAGCGTGCAGTTTGATGGCTCAGTACAGCGCATTGCCCGTGTTCACCATTACGGCCTGCGTGATCGCGTCAGCCGCAAAGGGCCGGAGGTTCGCTACTCGCAGCGCCGCCTGCTGGGCGTGAATGATGAAGTGGAAAATGTAACCCGTGACACCCTGCTGCGCTGGCTGGCGCAGTGATCTTTGTATCAGGCATGGCACAAGTGCCTGCGCTGCCCCCTGTTTCCCTCTGATGGCAACCTTTCGTTATGAACACACAACTGACCGAAATCATGCGCCTTATCACCAACCTGATCCGCACCGGCACCGTGACCGAAGTGGACCGGGAAAACTGGCTGTGCCGGGTAAAGATTGGCGAGCTCGAAACCAACTGGATTAACTGGCTTACGCTGCGAGCCGGAGGCAGCCGCACCTGGTGGTGTCCGTCGACGGATGAACAGGTGGTGGTGCTGAGCATGGGTGGGAACCTTGAAACCGCCTTTGCGCTGCCTGCCATTTACTCCAATCAGTTTGCGCCGCCGTCGGATTCCGTGGACGGCTGCGTGACGGAATACCCGGACGGGGGCTGGTTCGAGTACGAGCCCGCCACCGGACGCTGGCACGTAAAAGGTATCAAATCCATGGTGATCGAGGCGGCTGACAATATCACACTGAAAACCAGTGAGTTTGTGGTGGAGGCTGACAAAACCCGTATTAACAGCGAAGTCGTGATTAATGGTGGCGTCACCCAGGGCGGCGGCGATATGAGTTCTAACGGGATCGTGGTGGATAAACACGGTCACACCGGCGTTAAGTCCGGCGGCGATACGTCAGGGGGGCCGGTATGACGCTGTATACCGGCATGAGCCAGGACAACGGCAGGGCCATTACCGACACGGACCACCTGCGCCAGTCTGTCCGGGATATTCTGCTGACCCCGCAGGGGAGCCGCATTGCCCGGCGGGAATATGGCTCCCTTCTGTCTGAACTGATAGACCAGCCGCAGAACCCGGCGCTGCGCCTGCAGGTCATGTCTGCGGTCTATGTAGCCCTGAGCCGCTGGGAGCCACGGCTTACGCTGGATTCCATCACCATCAGCAGCAGCTTTGATGGCTCGATGGTGGTTGAGTTAACCGGGAAGCGCAATAACGGCGCGCCGGTGTTCCTTTCGGTATCAACAGGAGCAGACAATGGCAGTAATTGACCTTTCCCAGCTCCCCGCGCCGCAGATCGTTGACGTGCCGGACTTTGAATCGCTGCTGGCTGAGCGTAAGGCCGCCTTTGTGGCCCTGTATCCGGCAGATGAACAGGACGCGGTGCGGCGCACGCTTGAGCTGGAATCGGAACCCATCACCAAACAACTGCAGGAAAACACGTACCGGGAAATCCTGATGCGCCAGCGTATTAACGAGGCGGCGCAGGCGGTCATGGTGGCGTATGCCATGGGTGGCGATCTCGATCAGATGGCGGCCAACTACAACGTAAAGCGCCTGACGGTTACACCTGCCGACAATGACGCGGTGCCGCCGATCGCTGCGGTTATGGAAAGTGACGAGGCGCTGCGCCTGCGTGTTCCTGCTGCATTTGAGGGGCTGTCCGTGGCGGGCCCGACGGCGGCCTATGAGTTTCACGCTAAAAGCGCGGACGGGCGCGTGGCGGATGCCAGTGCAACCAGCCCGGCCCCTGCGGAGGTGGTGCTGACGGTACTGAGCCGGGAAGGTGACGGAACTGCAGGTACCGATCTGCTGGCTGTCGTGGAGCAGGCGCTTAACAGTGAGAACGTGCGGCCAGTGGCGGACCGCCTGACGGTGCGCAGCGCCGAAATTATCCCTTACCGCGTTGATGCAACGATTTTCCTTTATCCCGGCCCGGAAGCTGAGCCGGTGATGGCAGAGGCTAAAGCCAGCCTGCAGAAGTACATCGCCAGCCAGACGCGGCTGGGACGTGATATCCGGCGCAGCGCCATTTATGCCGCGCTACACGTTGAGGGCGTCCAGCGCGTGGAGCTGGCCTCACCGCTGGATGATGTGGTGCTGGATAAGACGCAGGCCGCGTCCTGCACGGAATGGAGCGTAACCAACGGGGGCACGGATGAATAGCCTGTTGCCGCCCGGATCGTCACCGCTTGAGCGCCGCCTGGCGCAGACCTGCAGCGGGATCTCCGATCTGCAGGTGCCGCTGCGTGATTTATGGAATCCTGCGACGTGTCCAGTTGCTTTTCTCCCGTATCTGGCCTGGGCTTTTTCCGTTGACCGCTGGGACGAAAGCTGGACCGAAAGCGTGAAGCGCCGGGTGGTGCAGGACGCTTTCTATATCCATCAGCACAAAGGAACAACCAGCGCTGTGCGGCGCGTCGTGGAGCCGTTCGGCTTCCTGATCCGCATCATTGAGTGGTGGCAGACCGGTGAAACCCCGGGCACGTTTCGCCTAGATATTGGTGTGCAGGACCAGGGCATTACGGAAGAAACCTATCTGGAGCTGGAGCGGCTGATTAGTGACGCCAAACCGTGCAGCCGTCACCTGGTGGGCATGTCCATAAACCTGCAGGCCAGCGGCGATCTGTGGGTAGGTGCTGCCACCTATACCGGCGAAGAAATCACGATTTATCCGTACATCAACGAAACCATTATTTCCGGCGGCACCGCTTACGAGGGCGGCGCGGTCCATGTTATTGACACTGTGAGAGTGAACCCATGAGCGCAAAATTTTATACCCTCCTGACGGAGATCGGCGCGGCAAAACTGGCAAGCGCAGCCGCGCTTGGTGTCCCGCTGAAAATTACTAAGATGGCTGTGGGCGATGGCGGCGGGGTGCTGCCGACCCCTGACGCAAAGCAGACGGCTCTGGTTAACGAAAAACGCCGGGCTGACCTCAACATGCTGTATATCGATCCGCAGAACAGCAGCCAGATTATTGCTGAGCAGGTTATCCCGGAAACGGAGGGCGGTTGGTGGATTCGTGAGGTCGGGCTGTTTGACGATACCGGCGCGCTGAGTGCGATCGGTAACTGCCCGGAGAGTTATAAGCCGCAGCTCGCAGAGGGAAGCGGCCGCACGCAGACGGTGCGCATGGTACTGATTACCAGCAGTACCGAAAACATCACCCTGAAAATTGACCCCGCAGTGGTGCTGGCAACCCGCAAATACGTGGATGACAAGGTGCTGGAGCTGAAGGTGTATGTGGATGACCTGATGGCAAAACACCTTGCCGCAGCGGACCCCCACACTCAGTACGCGCCCAAAGAGAGCCCGACGTTAACCGGCACGCCGAAAACGCCAACGGCGCCGACGGGGAATAACTCCACGCAGATTGCCAACACGGCATTTGTGCAGGCGATTGCGACGGCATTAAACAATGCGCTGGCGCTTAAGGCCCCGCTCGCAAGCCCTGGCCTGACCGGAACACCGACGGCCCCGACAGCTGCGCAGACGGCCAATAACACCCAGATTGCAACCACTGCATTTGTAAAAGCAGCGTTCGCCGGGCTGGTTGGTTCATCGCCCGCGGCTCTCGATACACTCAATGAACTGGCTGCTGCGCTTGGCAATGATCCGAATTTCGCCACCACCATGACAAATGCCCTTGCAGGTAAGCAGCCCCTTGATAGCACCCTGACCAGTTTGTCAGGAAAAACGGCTGACGGGATTATTGAATACCTTCGTTTGGG